GCAGACTTGTCTTCCTCATCACCCGGCAAGAAACCGATCTCTCTTGTTGGAATAAGAGAACGAACCAAAATAACCTTGTCGTATGGTTTTTTCAAATCCATCACATCCTGTAAGGCAAGATACAGTGAGACAAAGGTTTTACCCGTTCCAGCAGCACCAAACAGAAACTGGTTTTTTTCCTTTTTCCATGTGCTGAACACCACCTTTTGATTGTCAGTGATTGGTTTGATGGTGACAAGATCATTTGAATTGATTTCTTTATTCTTTTTTGCTGCCATTTTCTGCTTCCATATTAGAGTGAGGGGGGCAACCGGCACCCCCCTCTGATGTAAAGGCGGAGTGACTTCCAAGCTTACATAGACGCTGTGCGTCGGTGCTGAAGTATGATTTTCTCGCCCACATCATATCTATTTTTTATATTTATCTACTATACTTTTTGCCTTGATCTGTGCATTAGTTTTTCCACTACCATACCTATCTGCCATTGCTGAACTAGGGTGTGCAGCTGCAATCCTCTGCATGTTCTCTGTAAATCCAGCATCATTCTTAGGCCCGACACCCATCATGTGATCACCAGCAAGAGCTACTGGTTGGAACACTCTTTCAATATTCGGATTGTCCTCCATATACTTATCATATTCTGACATTGACATAACCTCATCATATTCAATACCAGATTCTAAATTCATAAATGTGTATGTTGGCATCAGCTTTCTCCCATAGTAATGTTTGGCATATATCCAGCATAATAATTTCCAGATAATACAATTCTCTCATCAGATGTATCGTTTGTATAGTGATATAGGTTTGATGGAAAGATCACTAAATCTCCCTGCTTACAAACAACTCTTGGTCTATTGATACCATGAGATGGCGATTCATCTGTCATAAAGTTCAAGCTTGTGTCACTATCTCCTGTCGAAAGATATGCTGCAATAGAGTAAAAATTAGGTGCTTCTGCATGACAATGTGGATGAACAAAACTACTATTCTTATAGAAGCTAATCCAAGCCTCACACATTGCAATGACAAACTGCATACCATTTGCCCTCATTGCATCTGGTTGTCGTTTACTGAAATATGGATAATTCAGTCTAGTAGAAATGCAATGCTCAACCTTTGCTGAAACTCTCTGTAGATAAGGCGCAACATCCTTGTCCTTTTGAAGATGCCAACCTGTGCGTCGAACACCTTCTAGGTTATCTACAATACCATCTTCCATTTTTTGTTTTGCTAATTCTATTAGAATACTGCACAACTCCTTGTCGAGAGTTGTCTTCATAATAAAATCAGTCTTCAAGACAGGAATGTATTGCACCGCCTCAAAAGAATCTTCACCATTCATTAAAATTCAAACTCCAATTGCTTTGATGGAACTAATTTTTTCAACTCAATAATCTCTTCTCTCAAGAGTTTTATTCTCTTGTAAGCTTCTTGCAACTGTCCCTGTAATTCTTCTGTTTGCGATTTCAGAATCTTGGTATCATTAGCATCAGCATAAATCTTATTGAGTTCCATCTTTTGCCTTTCACTCAACACCGAATGTAACGACATATTCTGTTCATAAGCATCATAATAAGATTCTCTCATATCTTCCTCACTGAGTCTTCGTCTCATGTAATCCCAATACGGCTCTCGTTGCATCGTATTTCTCCACAAAAAATACTGGCGCTTCTCGTTTGGTCCACTTCGCAAATCCTGACTTCTCTAGTATATAGTAGTTTTGATATGCTAGAACTGTGTCTTCACCTTTGCAATAATCGGGCATACATTGTGGTGGATCAGTAAACTCACCGTTACCGATTTGGTCTGGCGCATTGCACAATGGGTCAGTCAGACGCTCTGTGGCATGTCTCTTACCATAACGATGTGTATACTCTTTCATAAGAGCGCACATGTGCTGCCACAACCAATCATAGTTGTCTTCAGCTGAACGAACCCAAATGGTGCTAGGATGGTTCTTGTGAGCCAACTTGTATAGGCCCATCTTCTCAGCATACTTATCACCATCACAAACACGATGCGCTGTAGATAGCATCTGTGCGCTCTCAAGTATCATCTTGACCACATGCTTGTCACACATCATCTGTGCAGCAATCACAGGGTCACGGTCTAGATAAAATATATTCATTCTTCACCATAACTCCATTCAACTTCATAACCACCTTTGCGGTCACTGAACCAATCATCTTCTCTGTCGTAACCGTAATCCATTACGAACTCATAGAACTCATCTGTTTCATCCTCAAAATGTTTTTGAAAATCTTCAACACTGCCAAACTCTGCAATGATATCTTCATCAGGAATATCATAATCAAAATGACTATGTACAGTGTGGTATTCAACTTTCTTAATAATCATCGATTGTCACCTTCACCTTCAATTTTATTACGCTCTTGTCGAGATTTCAGTTTCTCCATATTCATCTGGGCAATGTCTTCTAGTGAGTATCCAATGTCACTAGCAAGTGCTGACACATACCACAGAACATCACCAAGTTCCTTGGCAATGTCATCAAGTTCATTACCATAGAACTCGAAAGAACCAAACTTGCTCTTTCGGATATTCTTCTTCACCTTCTCTGCGACCTCACCAGCTTCACCAGACAACCCTAGTGTTGGATACACTACCTTGGCATTGTCTGAATAGATAGCAGTGGTCTTCGCAAACTCTTGGTATTCATCAAACGTCATTTCTTCTCCCATCGATAAAAAATATGATCACCAATCTCTGTCGTTCTTGTCTTCGTTTTAGCCCAAGATGGACTGACATAATCAGCATGGTAGTGTGTAGCACCATCAGTTATATCAACGAATCTTATATCATTATGCATCATCAGACGAGCAAAGTCAAGTATCTTTTTGTAAGATTCTTTATCTTTTACCTCATCTGATTTACCGTCGCAATACCAGCTAAACTGACACCTGTTTTTGATAGGAACAGGCAATCCAGTTTTCCATGATTTTTTCATCTGTGACTGAAGAACCACCTCACACACAGTATTTGGAAATCTTCTGTCATTCACTCTGTTCATCACAACAGCAGACACAGCAAGTCTTCCTGCCGTGCCTTGATTTCTTGCCTCATGATACATATTCATAGCGAGGCATTCAATGTGCTTCTCGTTACTATATGTTGGCTTTTCATCTGGAACGATGTCTGTGGTCGCACCCACAAACATCAAACCAATAGCCACAATTTCATTCAATGCAGTAATTACATTTCTCCCAGTTGTGTTTCAAGATACTTACGAGCATGGTCACCCGCCATGGTTGACCGAAAATACTTATCAGCATCTGCTGCAACCTCATCAACGGTGAACTCGAAGTCACCACCATAGAAGTATCCATCACAGAACTCTTCGATATCCATCATATAGTTTTTCATCTTAGACATAACCGTAATACTCCTTCTTGAACTCTTTCATATATTTACCGCTGTCACGGTGGGCTTCTATCTCCCAAGGCTGTTTGTCGTAAGCAGTCTCCAAATAGTTCCGATATTTACCATCCCGACACTTCCACAACTTCTTGTAACCACCACGGATGCGGTCAATCAACTTTTTAGTGGCGTGCTGTTTCACATGGATCATCTCATGACAAACCGTATCGATGAACTCTTCAACACCTTCTATTTTGGTCAAACGATGGTCAATCTCAATCACAAAGTCACGGTCATCATCTTCCTGATAACAGAACCCTTTGGCACCTTCCTCATATGTCTTGGTCAACAAGACAGTGATGTTCAAAGCACGATGACGGGGCAACATCTTCTCCAGACAGAACCAGACGATTTCCTCGGCCAGTTCTCTGTCCTTCTTGACACCACCTGTAATCTCAACACCAATCATAACGACTCCTAATGGATAATCAATTCACCAGTAACATTCGGGCGTTTCACAACGAACCCGTAAAAGAAACCTTTGGCTTCCTTCGCAGTCTCAAATTTCTTCTCAAAATCAAGCTTACCATACCAGCGATATTTGACTGTTGCACCACGTTTTTTCATGACTATTTCCTTGTTCATCATCACTATACATATAATACGACATATGAGGGGTATTGTCAAGAAAATAATGAAGAAAAGAATCGTTTAGTTTCAATGACTTGACATTTTTTTTAGGTCTATTTTTACTCGCTCTACCACTTCGCCCCAACTTGCGGGTTCTTTTTGACGGTAGATTCGCACTGATTCGTACCAAGGACTGGTATCGGGATAATCTCTTTCTCTGAACCAACGCCAATCAGCAGAGAAATGAAGCAGCCCCCATGTTGGAATACCTAATGCTCCACCCATATGAATAGGTGCCGTGTCTGTGGATATCAGCAAGTCTACTTGAGACAGGATATCGGCTGTATCAGAGAAATCTTTTATTCTCTCACCAAGACTTGGTAAGAGGTCTTTGAGTTCTGGATTACGTCGATAGTCAAACATAGCACTGCCCTTCTGTATGCTTATCATATTGACGTTAGAAAGCTCACAGAGAGGTAGTATCGTTTCAAGGGGTATAGAACGTCTAGTGTCAAGTCCACTCGACTCCCACACCAACGCTACATTGATGCCCTCACCAGACAGGTTCCAATCCTTATGATAAGTTTTTGACAAGAAACCATCAGCATGAGGTATGTTTTTAATGGTGGCCTCCAGAACTCTAGGAATACTCAACAAAGGGATTTTGAAGTCTACATCCGAAATGTCTTGTAAACCACCTTGAACAACATCCACATCCTTTAAAATGGGACTGTCCTTGAATATACCATAAAGTTCCTTGTAGCAGGAGAATATAACCTTACCACCTAATTTTGCCACCTCTGATACATATCGACTGAACTGTATGTTGTCACCAAATCCTTGCTCACAATATATCAATATGGTTTTACCCTCAAGAGATTGACCATCCCACAACTCAATGTGAGACAGCCTCTCTTGATTGAAAGCAAAGTTTTTTCCTAGTCTCCACGCACCATCTGACTTCAAGTCAACATAATGGAATCCTCTTTTGAAGTCTCCCATTTTAAGATAGTTCATACCAGTATTCAAATTTGCTCTGGCAGGATTGTGGTATCCTAGTTTTATTGCTTGCTCATAACAAGCAAGTGACTCTGCAAACTTAGATAAGTCATGCAGTATGATTGCCAAATTATAATATGCTCTAGCATCATATGGGTCATCCACAACCAACTGCCTGTAACACTTGGCTGCTGACTCAAAGTCTTCTTTCTCTAGAAAGTCAGCAGCAATGTATTCGAGTTCTTTAAACTCTGTTTGTAATGTTTGCTGGGCCATCTACTGATACATGCCTATTATGTTCAACAACCATATAGTTGTCATCCCAATCAAAAGCCTCTTTGACTACGTTATCAGACAATCCTTTGTACATCTGATGTAGTGATTTGTCTTTAGCAGAAACAAGAATTTCTGCTTCAGACGGATGCAAACCTTCTAACATCTGAACAAACATTGACTCTCTCTGATTTTGAGAAAGTGTATTGTTCCCACCTTGAACATAGTGATATAACCTACTTGCTTCTGAAGCAAGCAAAGTATGCTCTGTGCCTTCTGGAACATCATTAGGTTTGTATGGAACTGAACCAGCAGGAAGTGCCCAAATGATACTGGGATCAAAAGATGATTTCAAAACCATGCGAAGTGCTGGCGTGTTGTGTTCCTTCAAATAAGAAACCTTCTGTTTTTTTGATTTTAGTCTTGCGACCTTCTCTAAAATTTCGTGAAATAGTGGTGTGTATGGCATTAAAAATCTCCTATGCAATCCATCAGGTCACTCAACCTGTTTTGTATAAAATAATTTAGTAGTTTACTACGAGGGTTGGCTTTTGCTTCTGCCCACGTTTGTGTTATTTCCATGAATAATTCTTGAGGAACTTCTGTTAAGTCAATGAGTTTCTTGTTTCTTTGGTAGTTACGTTTCACCTCATCACTGGGTAAAACATCCTCAATGTTGTGTTCAACCCACGATTGGATTTTCTTCTTACCTAGTGGTCGCTGACGCAATCCATCTACAAAAGTATTGTCTGGTGACAGAACATTAGGAACACCATCACTAGTGTCTCCTCTTAGAATATGCTCATCTAGATATTCATTCCACACTACACCATTTATAAATTTCTTGGTGATAGGACTATACTGTGTTACATTTCCATATCTTTGTAACTGAATGAAGTCTTTATCCCCAGACAAGATTAGTGTCTTGCCGTTATCAGATTCAAATTCATGTGTCAGGGTATAGATGATATCATCTGCCTCTGCACCGTAAACTTCCAATACCTTGTAGGGCATGAACTCAATCATCTCATCCTTGAACGCATTTAGAAACTCAAATATATCATTCCAATCATGGCTGGATGAATCTCTAGTCTTCTTGCGTCCTGCTTTATATTGGGGAAAAATATCTCTGCGCCAATAGTGTTTAGAGTCATAGCAAATAACTAGCTCACCATACTCCTCAAAAAATCTCTCACGATACATGCGAAGAGAATTGAGAATCATATGGCGAACCATACCACTCTCAACACTATCTCTCTTCGTAATGTTCAAGTGCATCATCACACTTGCCAAACTAATCTGGTTCATATCAACTAAAATCATTATAACCTCATGCGGGTGTTGGTTCTTCGTTTGTATCAGACTCATCAATAGTAATTTTTTCAAGCAAGTCCATGTCAACCTGACTGTTCATGCTGTTCTTCTCATCAACATTAATTTTTGTCAGCATCTCCATGACCCTGTTGATAGGATGTGCCAAACCCATATCACGATAAATTGTGCCCTTGACTGTCTCTATGACAAATCCGATATCTCTAACGAATTCTTGACCGCCAATGTCAACACCATTCTCTCCCATAGTATGTATCATTTGCACCAAACAAGATTCTGTCAAGTCATCAGCAAACATAAGATTTTCTTGCAGCGCAATAACATCAAGGTCAGGAACTACGACTTCCTTTTTTGCTTTTAGTTTCCACGGGCCCTTTATTACGTTTTCTGCGCTTGGGTTTTCCTTCTGGTCTTTCTTCATCACTGATACCTCTGTCTTCGTTAAACATTTCTTGAGTGTAGACTGTCCCTAAGAGTGGATAATATGTACCAACATCAAACTTTGGCTGACCCTTCTTTGGACCTTCCCAATAGTAAGCTTGAGCAAAACACCTGTTAGAAATTATTTTATCTTGATGTTCTCCATAAAACGTATCCACATAATCGCCATCCTTTAGGTATTTTTGTAGGTTACGAACATATGCTTCATGAGATGTTTTACGGGCAGTTGCACCCTTCACATTTTTCTTCTCATTTCTACGTTCCATAGACGCAAGTTCTTTTTGCGTCTTGATCCATTGTTTCACTTTCTTTGGAGTTATTGGATAGTCATCTGGTAGGTCACGCAAACTCTCATGAATGCCAGTCATACCATAGTCGGGGTTCTTAGCAGCACGAACAGCACGGGCTTTCTCAAGACGTTCAGCGGCAGCTGCTTTCTGATCAGCGGCAGCTGCTTTCTGATCCTCTGTCATAGGTTTGCGTTTCTTGCGAACCTTCTTCTTAGAGGGGTCAGTCCAACCTTTGTTGTCAGTCTTGGATGTAATCTTTCTAGCCATTGTTCTATTTATTCCTCTTTCATTTCTTCCAAATGTTCTGCATATCCTTCAANGAACAGNCCATATTCTTTTTCTGACCACTCATCAAATTTATCCCACCACTCATCTACACTTTCATATTCTCCATCTTCATTCTCAGTATATGGAAGACATTCAATACATTGCTCGTAATACTCTTCATCAATGTATTCGTCATAGTCGTATCCATTTGGAGCCATTCCCCAAACACCAACAAAGTTAGGCATCTCATCATCATA